TGCCCGCTCGATCCGGTGTTGAGCCCGAATTGATCCATGACCCAGCGCGTGCCGGTCCAGCGACAGATAACGTAAGTCCCTTGGAATGGGCGAGCGGTCCCGATGTTGTAAGCGTAGAAAACCGGGTAGGTGCCGCCCGTGAGCGGCCCGGTGTTGAACGTGACCGCCGACCCTTCGGATTGTGTGCCGTAGAGGGTAACGGGCTGAATCGCATAAAACGCCGATACGGCGGTCGGATAGCTTCCCGCCGTGCTTGTCTTCCCCACCACAACCGGATTAGAAAAAAAAAGCAGTTTGCCGTTGGGGCCAGTGATGGCAGGGTAGACCACGCCGTCATTCGGCAGGCCGAAGCACCCGCGAGCCTCATACGCCGCGTTGCTATAGCCGCCCGTGGTCGAGGATGTCACCCATTGGACCGGCGTGTTAACGTCCTGAATATCGGTGATCTGTGCCGCCGCCCCCGATCCGCCACCGCCTGAGAATGAGATGGTGGGTTGGACGTTGGCCGTGCCCGCAGTGCCGGCCGAGCCTGAGAAATAGACGCTCGTGACGGTCCCGGCCGTGGCGTTGATCGTCACGGTGAGATTCCATCCAGTCCACCCGCCGCCGCTAAGGCTGGCTGACGGAGGCGACGAATAGCCTGTGCCCGTGTTGGTGATCTTGATCGGCGGGGCTTGCGTGACCTGGACCCACGGGTATCCGCCATCGGGAGCGGCCGGGCCGGTCAACTGGATGTAGGTAATGGGCGTGTCGCCCGGAGTGGCTTGAAGCGATAGCCCCGCCACCGTTTGAAACGCTTGCAAGCCCGCGCCAGGGCCGACGATGCCCTTGCCACGCTCAACAGCGTCAGCCATCTGGTTCCACAGTTCGGCCGTGAGCGGCTGCCCACGGGAAACGCGGGGGATGCGGCTACTCATGCCAGCAACGTCCCCAGCGTGTCATAGATATAGGGGTTGATCAGTGAGCTTGTGGACGATTGCACGAGATCCCAGGTAAACCCATCGGGACGCAAGAACTTGTTCCAGTCGCGTTGCTTCACTTCAAAGATCAACTCCCAATTCTGCGTTTTGGTGCCGTCCGAAGTCTTGACCTGTTTGGTTTTCGCATTCGCGAACCGCACGCACCCCTTGGGCTGGCCAAGGAACGTCGAGCCGTTGACGTGGTTGATCATGTTCATAACGCGAGAATAAGGCAGGTTCGGGAATTTGTGCCTGACGATCCGCCAGGTTGAAATCCCGTCCCACACCCCTCGCGTTACGTCAGCCAACGGCGTCGAGTCCGAGCCGAATACCAGCGTTCCGCTGGGGACGGTGACGACTTGCCCGCCAAAGTCAATCTCGCATTCCGCCAAGAGAATAGGCTGGCCGGGCTGCGAATCGTTCGGAAAACTTTGCTGCCCGCCGGGATCTTGCGAGGGGATTTCGACCCAATCCAGAACCTCATACCGCACGGTGACAGCCGCGTCTGTGAACGTCGGCCGACCGCCAGCGCCAACGCCAGCCTCGCCGATGCCCTCATAGCCTACGGACGTTGCCCGTAGAATCGGATTCGTGGGGCATTGCTGGCGGGGGAGGTTGACGAATTGCCCCGTTCCGCCGCCGCTTTTCTGGATGCCGCCCAAAACGGCATCACAAAACGCATCGGCAGTTGAAAACGCAACGAGATATTGCATCTCCACCCACGGGCCGTTTTCGTCGCGGCCCTTGCGGAAGGCTTCCCAGCGTTCATAAGCGGTGATGCCGTTGAGTACGATCATTAGGTGTAATGCCTCTTAGCCGAACGCGGCCCCCGGTTTGGCTTTGAGCCCCTTGGAGACTTCGGCCATCGTCTTATTGAGTGTCTTGGCTTCTTCCAGATGCTTTGCCGCCAGGTCGATTTGCTTCTTTTCCGCTTCGGTCGGGGCCACCTTGCTCCCGAGTGCGGCGGCTTGGATCTTGTTGGAGTAGTCTTGACCGCCTGACAGGAATTCGGCCTTGTAGCGGTTCGGCGTGGCCGAGCCGTCGCCGGTGACGTTCGCGGCCGACTTCGCAGCGGACTTGCCCGCCTCCGCCGCCGATCGCGCCGCCGCTCGTTGAACCATGCGAGCGTCGATCGCTTCGAGTTGATCGGTGACGCTCGAAAGCTTGAGTTGTGCCTTGCTTTCAAAGCCTTCCAGCAGCGGTTCAAACTTGATTTCGATCGGGTCTTTAAATCCGCTGGTTACGTAGTTGTAGACTTCGGTGATAAGCGATCCGAGGTTATCACCGAGCTTGCTCCCGGCGTGCATGATCGCGCTGAACGCATCAACAAAAACATCTTTGAGGTATACCGCGACTTCGCCCACGTTGGTTAACCAACCGCCGATCATGACTCCGGTACGCTCGACGATATCGCCCCAGTTGCGATACACGATCCCGAGCGTTTCGATGGTCTCCGTAAAGTTGATGGAGAACCCGCCAAACGCGGTCGATAGATTCGTGAACGCCGATGTTCCACCCGCCGCCATTTCGTTAAACAGGGAGACGAGTTTGTTAGCGGCGGGGAGAAGCTGTTCACCGATAGAGACGGCGAAATTCTGGATGTTGCCTTGCATCTGGCGTAGCTGATTTGCAAACCCGCCTTGCGTCCGTTCGAGGTCTCCCGATGCGGTCGCAAGCCCCTTCGTGATGAGCGACGAACGCGCCATCACTTTCTGCGATTCGGTGAGTTGCTTGGACGAACTGACAAGCCCCATGCGGACGGCTTCAAGCTTAACGGCGTCCTCAGAGAGCATGACGCCGAACGCTCGCAACGGCTCGGATTCGCCCACGAGTCCGGCGCGGATCTTCTCCAACGCTACGCCCATCGGCACGTTGTAGAACGATGACGCATCGGCTGCGAGCTTGCCGAGGGCCACGCCCATATCCGCCGCCTTGGATTGGCTCAGTCCAGCGCCCTTGGCTATCAGCCCGATTCCGGACACGGCATCCATCAACGGCGATTTGACCAGCCCAAACTTCTGGGCCATGTTGTCTGCGAAATCGGTGACGGTCTTGGATGCCCCGCCAAACGTCGCTTGTACCTTGCTGATCGTCTCCGCGAGGTCGCTTGCCCCCATCACCGCCTTACTAATGCCGACCGCGCCAGCCCCCAGCCCCAAAGCGGCCATGAGCCCGCCACCGGGGATGTTGAACCGCATCGAAGCAAGACCCGCCACCTTGCCCTTGATGCTGGACAGGGCCTTGTCGAGAGGCCCGGTGAGAGCCCCGATTTGCACGTAGGCTTCCGCCAGTTTGAAGCTCATTTAATCCCTCCCTTCCGCCGCTGCCCGTGCCTCTGAAGCGGTCTTGAATGTGCGCACGCCGGAGCGTGGCGGCTTGCCCTGATAGCCAAGGCACCGCAGTTGCGGAAATGTCAGGTCATCGAATCGACAGTGAGTTTCCGTGCAAACCCACCAGTAATGCGCGGCGAGGTCATCCGGCTCGTCATGCTCTATGACTTGCCCGCCGCTTCCGATTTTGGGGGGGAGGGGTCATCCATGCCAAGAGCGGCCATGACCAGCGGCACGATATCCGCGTTGAGCATGGTATCCGCCAGCCGCACGGCATCGGACAGGGAAAATTCCGGCCGATGCTTGGCAAGCACGGTATGCAAAAAAACCGCGTGCCCCGACGTGTCACCCTTGCCGGTCGAGTCAATCGCCTCAAACCATGCCCGTGTCCCGACCCGTGGGGGCCAGTTGCGTTGAGCGATTACGGCCTCGGCCAGCAAAGCCCGCTGGTGGATTGGCGAAAGTCCTTCGAGGTCTTCCGATCGGATCGCGGAAACGGGAGAAGCGACGTTATCCTTGATCCACGCTTGAACTCGCCCCCACTCGCGCATCGTGAGGGCGGACACTTGCCATGATCGGCCCGCGAAGGATAGCTCTCGCGGGGCGTTTGTGAGCGTTGCGAGGTCCAAAACAATCCCCCTGAATTACGCCGGGCTCGAAGCAAACGAGCCGCTTCCAACCTTCCAACTGACCGTGGCGTCGTATGTGCCCTCGACTTCGACTTTGTATTCGATGGTGTCAATGATGGCGTTGGTTACGTCGTATTTCTTGGTGCCGTCCGTAAACATCTTGATGTCAAGGACGGTTCCCGGTGCGAGGTCGGCTTCCATCGTCGCGCCGGTATCGACATGCACATCGAACGAGCCCTCCGCGTCGGAAAGACCCGCGATCCGCTTGCGCCCGTCCGTCGTGTTAGACACGTCGATTGGGTTGGACATGATCTTGTAAGACCAGTTCGTGATGCCGAGCGTCGTGGGGCCAGACCCGTAGGTCACTTTCCCCGACTTGCCCGAAATAGGCGTGGTAGGCATGGCGTTAACTCCGTGTCAGGACAAGGGGGAAAGGTCACGCACCAATGATGATGATGCGAGCGGTGAGGGCGTTTGAGCCTGGGTTGAGTTTGATGATCTTGTGCGTACCGTCGACCGTCCAGCCGGTGGACGTGTCGGCGTTTTCGAGCAAATAACGCGAATTCATCGGGATTGCATACGTGTCCGTGATGGCGTCAAACGGGGCATACCATCCGTTCGTGCCCGGTGCTCCAAACGTGAGCGTATAGCCCGACGTGGTGGCCTGGTTGTAGATGTAGATGCCCTTGATCTTGGCGAACGTGACGGTCGAGCCCCTCGGCCCGGTCAGATTCGTCAGGTCAAACGTCTGGGGCGTCGCCGCCAGGAACGTCAGGGCCGAGGACCATTGCAACCCGATCACCGGGAGCGTTGCCGCCCCGTAGTACGTCGTAACGGCTTCCTGGTAGGAAATCAGGTCGCCGCCCGCCGCGATCGTGTTTGTTGTTACCGTGTCCTGGACGTTGATCGTGATCGTGATGTCAGACGTGACGGTCTGGCTCATGCGTTAGACTCCATGCCAGACCGGATCAAGCGCCGCACAAGATCACATCAACCGTAAACGTATTGGACGATGGGTCAAAAAGAAGGATTTTTGACGATCCACTCACCGCCCCGGCCGTGGTGTTCGGGGCTGACAGGATCGCGAATCCGCCAGCCGGGTTTGCCGCACTGCCCGGAAAGACCGTAAGCTTTCCGGCCGTGTTCAGGAACCCGGTCCAGGGATTCGAGCCGTTGCCGCCAACGAGGCACGTATAACCGTCCGTCGTGGCGTTGTTTTTGATGAGGACAAAGCGCACCTTCGCGAAGTTGACCGCCGCCCCTTGCGCGTCGGTCATGCTCGTCAGGTCGAGCGTCTGTGTTGCACCGGCAAGGCTGAGCGTGGTACACGCGATAAGGTTGATCTGATCCGAGCCCGTGCCGTTGGTCAAAACCAGCGAGAGCAATTCAGGGATCGACAGCGTTTGCCCGGCAAGGAAGCCAGTTGATGGCGTCTGCGTCAGTGTCAGATTCGGGACAAACTTTGCGGTGACGTTGCTCATACTTGGCCCCCTGCTTAGGCGATTTGTCCGCTGAACTTGTAGTCAAACGTGAGAACGGCGTGATACGTTTTCGGGACGCCCACGCCCACGCCGTCGTCGGTAATCCATGCGGGTTGACTGAGCCGCAACACCATCAAAGACCCTTCGGTGAACTTGATTGGCGGGTCGTCGAGAGCCCCGGTGTTGATGCTTCCCAGATTCGGGCTGGAAATTTGCCAGGCCAGATTCCGCGCCGCTGAGTAGGACGATGCGAAAACGGATACCTGGATTTGCCCCGTTTCAATGAAATTGCCATTGGCCATGTATTCGCGGGTTCCGATCGGCCGCATGATCCGAACCCACGGCAGAGCGGGGGAGCCCATGACGGCTCCAACCCAGATTTTCGGCGTCGAGGTTGAGTCGCCAAGGGCGGTGGCGAATGAGCCGCCGTCATAGGTCCGCAGTTGGCCGATAACGGCTGCAACGAGATCGGGGTAAGTGACTCCTGGCGTGGTCGCGGAAAACCCGCGACCGGCCGTTTTCTTGGAGCCCATCCCGCGTGTAAGGATATTGCCCGTCGCCGGTCCCGAAGAACCAGCAAACGGGGTGAGCCCGCGACCGAGGATCTTTTTTGATCCAATGCCGCGTGTAACAACGGTCCCGGTCGTAGGCATGCGGTTTTAGCTCCGCGCGATGACATTTCCGGAGCCGTCGACGGTGATTGAAAATGTGCGGATCGGGCCTGAGTTGTCGGGCTTTTGCTTGATCCACGTCGTCGAGTTAAACGTAGGCTCTTTGTCAAACGCCTCGCACCACGCCCCGACCATGCAATCGTCATACGTCGGGGCCGTAACCGCGTCCTGATTTCGCACGGACGGGCTTTGCGTGCCGTCGATCGCGATATAACCCGCGTTGCCTACGGAGTTCGTACCCTTGATCTTGCCGAGGTCAACACGCCCGGAGGCGTCGACAGTAAGCAGAGCGTTTGCGTTGCCAACGTAAGCCCCAACCGTGACGGGGGCCGCGCAGGTGATGGCCTGAGCCGAAAATTGCGTCGTATTGGCAGTGACGACGCCGCCCGCCGTGATGGCCATGCTGGAGAAATTTGTGGGGAAGCTTTGCGTCAGGCTGTAGCCCGTCTTGTCCGTAACGGTGGATGCCGTGTAACCCGTCTTGTCATTGTTGGTTCCCACCGTCACAGCACCGCCCGCCGTGATGGCGAAGGACGAGAAGTTTGTCGGGAACGCCTGAGTAAGCGAATACCCCGTCTTGTCGGAGTTTGTCCCAACGGTGACGGTCCCCGACGACAGGCTAATCTGGTTTGCCCCGGTGCCACTGGAGACCTTTGCATAGCCAGAGCCGTCGACCTGGAGAGCGGCGGAAGCATTGCCAACGTATGGCCCGACCGTGACGCCAGCCGCACAGGTGACAGTCTGGGTCTTGATCGTCTGGACGTCGGCTTGTGCGATGCCGCCAGCCGTAATGGCAAGGCTTGAGAAGTTCGCCGGAAACGATTGCGTCAGGCTATAGCCGGTCTTGTCGTTGTTGGTCGTGACCGTGACGCCGTTGGTAAGCGTCGTCACCGTGGGAATCGTCACGCCGGTCTGAGTGGCTTGCAAAAGCACCTTGCCCGCCGACACGCTAACCTGATCCGTCCCGGTGCCGCTCGTGAGCAACGAAGCATTCGTTGTGCAAGCCGTGTTAGGCAACGCGGTGAGGCCGAAGTGGACCCCGTCCTGATAGTTGACGGCATCCAGTTCGTAGGTCCACGAGACCTCCTCCATGTTGGTTGCGCCACGAAGCTGGAAGTCGACATACGCCGCACCGCCAGCAATCGCCGCGTTGGGAATGCCGATTTCATACCGGCCGGGCATGTTGGTGCCGTCGACGACGATGAAGCCGCCGCTGGACCATGTGCCGAGCGTGGCCGTCACGAGCGACACGGCAACGCTTGCGTTTGCCCCCTGACGCCGGTAGTAAAGCGTCATGCTGCCCGTGTTGTAGACCAGCCCGGTGAGCCCCGCGACGCTCGTTGTCGTCGAGGTATTGCGGACAAACACGGTGTCCGTGAAAGAGGTCGACCCCGCCTGAATCTTCCTTCTCATGAGAGGCAGCCCCCTTCAAGGACCGAAATTCCTTCGTTGTACGATGAAGCCAAGAGCATGGCGAGTAACCCGCCGCCGACGTATTCCGCGAAGCCGATTGACGGCGGGCTTGCGAACGTCTGCCCGTAGTAATCCGTGGTGGGTGTGACGCTGGCGATGGCCACGCCTGCACCCTTGGCCGGACTTGAAGCGGTCAGTTTGAAGGCGGCCGGGGTGGTGCCGCTCGCCTCGTTGGCGAGCAACGGGTCAGAGAGTTTGTCACTCAGGGCATAGGTGATGCCCGTGTCCGTCGCCGTGGTGCCGCCGAACGAGAAGACCGGGTTGGACGAGCTTGTGTAACCGCAGATGCCGACGTTGACGCTGTTGGTCGATGCGTCGGTTAGCGTCACCTCGGATTCGTAGACGGTGTACGAATCGCCCACGGCGGGGACTGCCGACCACTGGCCAACCGTGCCCGATCCGTTTCCGGTCGAGCCGCTGAGTGTGAACGTGTTCCCCGCGACGGCAGAGACAAGCCAATAGCCGTTGGCCCCGGTGTTGTTCGTGCATCCGGTGATATAGACGTAATCGTTGACGGACAGCCCATGGCCGGCCGACGTGACCACGATCGGGCTCGCGTTGGTCGCGGCCGTGATGACGCCGTAACCCGAACCGCCCCCGCTTGCGATGAACGGAGGAACGATGGTCAAGTTCGTGGCGGTGTTGTTCGTGATCGCGCGGACCTGGCCGCTGAGCTTACCGCTGGTCATCTTGACCCAGCGTAGGCGGGGACACGCCGCGTTGTTGAGCGTGACCGACCATGACTGCGACGTGTCGAAAAAGCCAATCGAGGTTTGAATCGCGGTTACTGAGCCGATCACGTTTGACGTGTAGGTCGTGACCGTGCCGTGTGAATTGACGATGGAGACAGCCGTGCCGAAACTACTGCCGCTGTTCGTCGAGAGCGAAAGCGTTTCGGTGGTGCCGGGCGTCGTGTCGGTGTATTTAACCTGGATTCCGCTCGTGGGGAACGACGCCGTGGGACTGAACAACGCCAGCCCCGCGAGACTTCGGCTTCCTCCGCTGAGGGCGTTGTAATTCGCACCGCCCTTCGTGAACGTGCCCGTGGCTTTCAGGTTGCCGTAGTAGGTCGACGTCGCCCCGCCCGCCCCGTAGTACAAGCCGTTGTCGAACTGAAGACAATGGACTTTGGTAACGCCGGTCGCGCCGTCAACGCCACGCCGGACGCCATACGTCGTCGCCGCTCCGAGGTTGTAATACGACAGGTTGTTGCAGACGTAGGCGTTGACGATCAGCGAGACAGACGCCGGGTCCTGGCAGTCATTGAACCCGACGCCGCCCTGGGGATTCCCGATCGAGGTATTGTTGCAGACGATCGGAGAATCATAGAAGTGCCGGTGGTTGTACCCAAGCTCGATTGAAGGCGAGTTGTACACGACGCTCGACGCCGTGCCGAGAAAGATGTTGTCGGTGATGATCAGTCCGGGGATGTAAACGTCGTCGCTGACGTCGCCCGGCATTCCGTGATGGTAGCTGTGATAGATCACATTCCCTGTGACTGTCAGATAAGCGCACGTATGCAGCGTCCGCATCGGATAGCCAAGGCTGTTGCCGCTGATCACAAGCTGGTTGCCCGACGTGCCACCCATCCCCAGGATCATGCGGTTGGAGTTGATTGTGCCGACGCCGTTGACCGTGTTCCCCTGAATCTGACCACCGGGGAACACGTTCATTGGCCATTTGGCATAGGCGACAATGGCACACGTTCCGGTATTGTTGTTGAGTTGAAAATGCGTGTGGGACTGAAGAGTCGCGGAGTAGGCGTAGGCCGAGAAGAGAGCCGAGCGGGTGTTGAGCGTGTTGTTGTTGATGTAGAGGTAATCGGTCGTGGTCTCATACGCACCGACGATTGACCCGTAGGTCGGCGTGGCGTCCGCACCCGCTGGCACGATGCCGTGATAAAACGTGTTCCCCGTGATGTTGATCGGGTTCCCGGCCGAGCCGTTGCAATTCGCGACGCTGATGTTGAGGCCGCAGAACTGCACCGTGTTGTTCGTGAAGCTGAAGATCTGCGTTCCCGAGCCGGTGCAATTCGTCGCCATGATCATCGGCTTGTTGGCCGACGTGGCGTACTGCCCCATGTAGTTGAACGTGCAGCCCGTGAACGTGGCCGAGTTGTACGTCGTCCCCTGCGTGGTCTGGATGCCCCACGTCTTGGAATTGCTCAGATACTTGTAGGTTGCCGTCCCGGTAAGCGTGATGGAAGGGGCGTAGTAGTAATAAACACCGTTGACGTAATCGACGTAGTATTTGCCCGTCGCGTTGACGGCCGCGATCGTGGCCACCTCGGTCGCCAGTGCCCCGGACGGAGCCGACACGGAGAACGAAAGCGACGAATTCCCGAAGCTGCCAAGCCCCGTCCCCGTGCTGTTGGCCACGTAGGGGTTATTGAGCATCGAGGAGAAAATATACGTCGGGGCCGCAGAGAGAAATTGGTAATACCCGCCCTGGGCCGAGAGCGTTTCGCCGCTCGCGGATGTGGACCAACTGTAGTTAGCCGACGGGGAAGAGAACGTCGCACCCGACGCCGAGATCTGCCCCTTGTTCAGAATGATCGACCCATAGTCCGCCGCGACGTCGCCGAGGACCGTACCGCCCGTCAGGTTGAACTGGCCATAGCGGTTGATGGTCATCAACGTGTTCGTTGCCAGGTCGGTCCCTCGCAATGTCAGCGTGTTTGCCGACATCTGGAGCGTGCCGTAACTGGCGTTTGACGCGCCGTTGATCGTGATCGCCGCGCCGACGTTGGAGCCGTTGTTACCGACCGTCACATTCGTGTCGACGGTGACAACATGCCCGTTAGCGATCGTGGCCGTATCGCCCGCGCCGGGAGGTCCACCACCCCAGACCGTGGTGTCTGACCAGTTTCCGGTTTTTGTGCTGGTGTATGCAGCCATTAGCTAGCGGTCCACTGAGGATCGGCGTTGATCGTCACGTTTCCGTTCTCGTTGCCACAGCCGCTCACGCGATAGGCCGAGGGGCTGTACACGTCGCCGGGGAAGCCTTTGAGCCGAAGGAACGGCGTACCGCTTGTGACCTGATTTGCTCGCACCCGTTCCAGGCTCAGATACGTGGCCCCGTAAGGCTGTTCCTCTGCGTAAACGAGCCCATCCAGATACCCGCCGCCCTCGTTGTCGTAGTACAGGTCCGACAGCCCCAGACTGAGCCCGTAGCCTAGCGAAAGGGACTGGATGCCCCAGCGTGCGGCACTGGAGTAGTACGCCGCGAACCCGCCACGCCATGAACCCTCGCACCCGCTGAACCGCGCCGCACACGTGCCGAAATGCTGGATGTCCAAGCCCTCGATTCGCAAGGACTTGACCATCCGAAGCGACAACGCCGCGTCATGGTCGGACGCAACCTCGCAGTCGCGGATTGTGAGGGGGTAGATCCCGCCGCGTGCAATGCTGGCGATACCCGCCATTTGTCCCCAGAATCGGCAACGCTCGACCTTGAGCCCGAGACAGTCGCCAATCCCCAGCCCGCCGCCGTCGATCGTCAAATCCCTGATGGCGTTGCCCTTAACCGCCCCTTCCCACCCGGTTGAGCCGAACGTGGTATTGAGCCACCCCCAGCGGCGGGTACCGTTGCCGTCGAGGGTCGAGATGAGCCGTGTGGGCGTCGTCTTGGCCCCTTCGTACAGGCAGAGCGTGCCGGGCTGGGTTGGATCGTAGTAGGCTTGGTAATCAGTCAGGGGCGACGTCGGCACGGGCAGGGAGCTTGTCCGCAACCCGTACAAGATCCATCCGGGGACTGTGCTTGCGGGGGGCTGCCAGCCGTCGCAGTTGATCGTGAGCGGGTAGCGGCCGCGGTTCCGCATGAGCCTCGCGCCAGAAGGCAAAAAAGTTTGACCAAATCCCTCCCGGATCTTTCGGTTGACAGAAAAGCTAATGGTCCCTTCATTGTCGTCGAAGGTGATCCAGACATGGGATAACCCCGTCTTGCTGATCTTGCACCATGCCGCACGCGCCGGGGCGTTTATGGATTCGTCATCCCCCGCCAGCCGGTACAGAAATAGGAGATTGCATGTTCCGGCGTCTGATCCGTCTGGCTGCGTGCGAATCTGCCAGGGACGAACGTCCTGCCATGAGCCGAGCCCCACGAGGGCCGCGTCATCAGGCAAAACGCCGGTGATGCCGGGGCCGATGGCCAGATAGATTGACAGGGCTGGCGTGTCGCCGTATTCGTCGAATGTCCCGGCGTCGAGCGGAGACGGAGCACCCAACGCGAAGGGATGAGCATCAAATGTGATACAACTCTTGCCGCATGTCCGATAGCCAAACCGCCCGGAACAGGTCGCGTCGAGCACGTTATCGACGGGGGGCCGGTAGCTGTCCGCGATGTTGACGCCAAATTCCGTTTCGCGCTTGCCGGGCCACAGACCGGGACCGTTGATGGTCGTTTCGTCGATGCCCGCTCCCTGAATCACTACCGAATTCGCGGCATAGGTGACGGGAGTCGGGGCGTTGTACCGGCCGCTTGGCAGGTAGTACGTCCCCGGTACGGCGAACGTCGTCCGCATGAGCGCGGAAACATCGCGACCGTCTGGCACGATTCCGAGCGTCGTAACGTCGATCACGCTTATTGATACCAAGCGTTGAGGATGACGTCGGACGTGCTCACTGCCGTTGCGTCCGCGTCCGCTGGCCCCGCCGTGATCCGGTGGCAGATTCCAGCGGCAAACGTGATCCCGTTGGAATCCGCCATCGCATAGGCTTTGCCGGGGGCGATGGGGATACGCAGCTTCGGCGTGTCGGCCGAGGTCGCGCCGGAAACCTTGTCGTAAAACTTGGCGTACCGCAGGACGTTGGTCGTGTTGACGATGCACGCGCCATACAGCGTGCCTGCCGAACCCTTGATGGCCTGGCTGTCCTGATTCGCGGAGCCAGCCGAAATGTACGAGTATGGTGTTGATGCCGCCACGCCGCCGACCCCCTTGTATGTTGCGATTAAGCCGGTGTAACTAGGATTCTGAGCGTCCGATACCGCCGTCGAATACGTGCCCGTTGCCGCGACAACGCGGTAGAGCGTGGCCAGTCCGAGCGGGTTGCCGTTGGCCAGATTCGCGAGTAGCGTGAAACTGTTCGTCGGGGCTGAGAAGTCGCCGTTACTCCCCGACGTGCCGTCAACCGCGATCATCGCGGCGAGCATTTCGGACGCCTGGCCGGTGGTTGGCGTCGTCCCCGTCCCGCCGCTGCCAGCCGTGAGCGTTTGCAGGTGTGCGGTCTGATCGAATGCCGATGACGTCGCGAGCCCCGACCACTCCTCAATACACATGACCCAACGGACAGACGACCCCGACAGAGCCGCCGTTACCGTTGTGATCCCCGCCGATACGTTGAGCTTTGAGAAGATGTAGGCATAGGGATAAGACGCGGGCTGATACGATGCGTCGGCCGTGTAACCCGCAATCGTCGCATTGCCGCCCGCCGACAGGTAAGCGAGCTTGACAATGATCGCGTTGCCGGAGGTCGTGCCGCCACTGAACGTCGCGGCCGGGGCCGTGCTCGTGCCCGTGGCTTCAATGTGCTGCACCAGCGTGATGGCCATGCGTTATCGCTTGTCTTCCGCGTCGACGTGCCACACGGCCGAACGTCCGCCCGAATTCTTGCGACCCACCACGTAAACCGTTCGGATCAACGTTGCATCGGTCGGGTCGTAAAAGTCGATCCGGTCCCGGATGTTGATCGAATACGATTCGCCAAAGATAAATTTGTATTTGTTGAACTGCGTCACGCGGCCAGCGTCGTCTTCCATCGCTTCGGATGATACGTGCTGGCCAAGGCAACGGACGCCCGTAAACGACTGCGCCGGGTAGCAATTCGCGGGGTTAACGCTCCCGTCAACGTCCTGAGCCGGGACGAACGGGTAGATATTGGCCCGGTGCCGAAGGATGTTCGGGGATGGGACATTGCCGTAGGGCATCGGTCAAAATCGCCTGAATGCCTTGTAAGCAAGCAACATCCCCTTGACCTGATCCGACAGGCCAAAGTCGGGGCGAGAGAAAAACTTGTACGAGTAATCCGCGAACGTCTCAGACTCCATGATTCGCGTCGTTTGAAGGTCGGAGGACCAGTCGCGAATTGTGATCAGACAGGCTTGCTGGACGTCCCACGGGATGGTCGGATAACCCGCCGTGTAAACCGCCCGGATGTTCTGAAAACCGGGCGGGAACGACGTCAGGAACGGGGCCGAGTTGAGATTCATGAGGGCGAACATCGGGTCCCAGCCCTGCACGTTGAGCCGGATCAATCCCGTTCGCTCGTCAACCGTGAAGTTGTTGAGGTCGGTTACATGGACGTAGAATGCCGCCCCATTATTCCCGCCATACGTCGCGGCGTTGGCTGAGCCCTGAATGGCCCGCAGGTCGGCCGATGCCCACCCGCCGTACCCTTGACCGACCGTCGCTTTCCAGCCGTTGCCGATTCCGTTGATGTGGTCGGCACAGGTTTGAATCGTGGGGTACGTGGCGAACAGCGTTGAACTGTCCGTGGTCGTGACGCCTGAAGCAATCGCGGTGAGCGTGAACCCTGATACCGTCAACCCGCTGTCAATGTCGCCCGTGGTGGCCAGCGAGGCCAAGGCCCGTTGGTTGGTCGTGCTTGTATTGCTGATCGTCAGGACTGGCGTGGGGTTGATGGCGAGTCTGGCAAGCGGCCCGATGATCGGGTATTGCCGAAGCGTCATCTGGCTAAAGCCAGCCCCGTTGTAGCACTCGTCATAGGTGTTCTGGACGAAATCCCGCCCGGTCCAACGGCGGATCGCATACGACGCAGCCGAGATCACAGGCGCAAGATAGGTCGTGTCCGTTGGCAGCGATTGCGCCAAAGCGGCTTCGGCCGTGGCCAGTGATACGAGGTCGTAGGTTGATGACATGGTTTAGCCGACGATCCAGTAGTTGAGCACCTTGCCCGATTCCTTGCTCCCGGCCACCAGCCATACCATCGGGGCTGTAATCGACAGCCGATTCTGGGGATCGAATGCGTTCAATTCGCCGGTCTCTTCCGCGTCCTCAAGTTGTCCGTCAGGCGTGAACCGGAGCCGCTGCCAGGAGTACGGATTGACGCCACCGATGATTCGAGCGGGGAAGGGCATACGTGAGCCTCAAGCAACTAGCGAGCGGTAAAAGTCGAGCCACCGTTCGCGGGCGGGGGAAGTCCAGGAGTGAAAAGCAAGGATGTCGGAAACGGCTGAGTATGACGTGTATTTGCTTTCCTCGATTGCGTGGGTCACAACGGAGTCAAGAGTGTCAATCCAGCCATCCTCGCCCGTGCATAGATAGCCGGTCTCGCCATGCGTTATCACGTCACTGTAAGGCGGGATGTCCTCACAGATCATCTCGGCACCGGCAAGAGAAAATTCCATCCATTTAATCGCGCTCTTGCATGTATTGAACGGCAGGTCGTCCGGGTGCGTTGAGAGCGGAGCAAGGGCAATCGTCGGTCGGCAGAATGACAGGAATCGCGGGTAATGCGGGGTTACGACTGAACCGAGCACAAGCGGCCGGATGATCGGGTCAGCGACGATCTCTTTCGGACAGTGCCCGGCAAAGATGATCTCGACGCGATCCCCGTGCTTTTCCTTGACGGCTTCCAGGGCTGGGGCAATGTGGTGCAAATCGCCGTCGTGGTTGGCGTAGCCTGCCCACATGATTTGAACCGCTCGGGATCGCTCATCCAGGCTTGTGTATTCTTTTTGGCTAATCAGATTCGGCAAGACCGTGGTTTTCTCGACCACACCGGGAGCGTACTGGCCACAATCGCGAAGCCGATCCGTGCTCATGGTCACGCGATCGGCAAGGCTCATGCACAGGGACAGAGAATCGAGGAACCAGGGCTGATACGTGTTACGAGCGGGGGACCATCGGGTCAGTTGAAATACGTTGTCGTCAATGTCAAACGCGGTCGGGATTCCAGCCACGGCGAGCCGAGTGAAGAACGGGAACAGTTTCGGGTCGATCTGGCGATAGAACACGTAGGCATCAAAGCCCCGGATGTCATCGCCCGTCATCGGCACATGAAGCGAGATCCCCTCTTGGTTGAGGATCGGGTTAAGATGCCTCGCCGGGAGAATCGCCCGGTAGTAAAGCGAGCCATCGTCAACGGTCGAGGCGAGACAAATACGTTTCACTTGGTGGATTTCTCTGGTGCCTCAAACGTCCCGCATTTCGGGCAGGTGTAAACCAACGTGTTGCTGTTGCCGTGTCTCACGTATTCGCCGCGTGGCGTGATCCGATCGCACTTGCCGTTGCATCGCGGGCAATAGATAGAAAAGATAATGCCTACGGGATGAGTGATCATGCGGCCTTGGGGTTAAAGAACCGCCCGGCGTTCGTCCCACCGGGCGGCGGATTGTCATCACGGATAGACGGTCGTGGTGCCGACGTCAGCACCGGCCGAGACCGGGTAGTGAGCCGGATCGAAGCCAACAATCGTCGCGCTGAATGGGGTGGCCGCGACCGCGATAGCCACGCGAAGCTTGACCCACTTGGCGGTCGGGTAATTGTTGTAGATGTTCTCGACCAAAACCTCAGTCTGGTGGACGTGAGATCCGGTCGTGTCCTGCGTCATCGCCGTGTTGGTGATGTCGTTATACGTGCCGCCCGATGCGGTCGCGTACTGGAATTTCGCATCAACGGTGGACGAACTGCCGATCGTGCCCACGTTGATGTAGGCGACAAGCCTTCGGGCCGTGTCGCAGTCGAGCGAAATCGCGTCAGACAGCCACGGGCTGGACGCCGTGGCCCCAGCGTTCGCGGCGATGTAGCCAACGACGGTGCTGATTTCCGTCTGGCGAGAAGTCATGGCCATAGGGTGGAACCCTCCTTATAGGCGAGTGAAAAGAGCGCCGATCGTTATCCACCGACGCTCATATAAGCGTCAGTTGATGGAGACGAACGGGGCAACGATGTCGCCGTTCTGGAGGGTCAGGTACGTGTTGAGCAAGCTCTGCCCGTCACCACGGAACAGGAACCGCCACGTGAGCAGGTTGCTCGTAAAGGCGTAGTGCTCAGACACCGCGATTTCGATCTCTTCCCGCAGGGCAAGACCGTACAGCGACGGGATGAGCAGGTTGACGGAACCAGCGGTCGCCTGAGCGGCCGGAAGCTGGCTGAAATACAAGGGCTTGCCAAAGATGCTCATGGTCGGCCGAAGTGCCGCCGAGCCGCTGGGCGGGGTCGGCATGTTCGGCAGGAACACGATGCGGCCCGATGCGTCGGTCATCGGGTAGAGGACTTGCTTGAGCGACGGCGGGCCGATCCACAGGGCCTCGCCTTCGAGTTCGGGGATGATGTAAGAATCGGCCTTGCTCAAGTCATTCAAGAGCACGCCGTTGGAGGACCACGTACCACGGGTGAACGTCTTGCACGCGGACGACTTGATCATGCCTTTCGGCTGATTCACGCCGGTTCCCGTGAAGCACGCATAGTCGACGTTGAACGCGATCGCATCAGCAAACAGACCCGTCATCACCTGTTCAAGAGCGACAGGCGAATCGGCGAGAAGTTGACGGCTCGCCTGCGTGTACCCGGCCAGAAGATTGGCCGTAAACTCGATCTGGCGAACCTGCAAGTTCTCCTGCGTGAAGGTCGCGTTTTCCGTGCCCCACGCGGCGTTCATGTAGCCCAGATAGGGCGACTGGCCGGTGGTGGCGTTGGCGTAGTCAAGCGCCGGGACCATAAGTTGCTTCGCGGTCATCGTGAACCGCTTGCACTTGTCCAGGAAGATCGACTTGGGCGTGGCGAGCTTGAAGAACTCGTTGCTGTACTGAATGGGCACGGTGAGCCCACCCAACGCACCAACCTGTTCCACCTGCACGGACGCCTTGGAGACTGCCCCCTGTCCCTGGGTCACGCCGAAGCCGGTGCCCTTGGACTTGAGGTAGTCTTCCCCGAAGTTGCTGTTGATCTTGGTCGAATACTTGTTGACCAGGATGTCGCGGCACTCAGCGGCCTTGTGGGGATTGCTCCCGACGCAACCGTAACCGGCCGCGAGTTGCAGCCATTCGCCAAGCGATCCCGGGTCACGGGCCTCGGCGGGCTGGCTGGCCAGAACGTTGATACGCCCTGACTTTTTGATCTCGTCATTCGTCTTGTCGACGATCGCGCCCGCCAGGTTCTTCGCAACCTGAGTCGTGAGGTCGTCGAGTTCTTTGGAGACTTCCGCCGCAGCGGTCGCGTCCTTCTTCAGCAGTTTGCCCCCCGCGATAAACGCGGCGGCATCTTCGGCAGACAGAGAGATTTCCTCGCCGGGGCTCTTGCCCAGGCATGACTTCAAAACGACATACGTTTCCATTTGCGTTGTGTCCCGTGGAAGTCACGGTGGCATCAACGCGGCGGCTGTCTCCAGACGGGGCGTCCCGTCCTGACACTTACTCGCGACGATCCGAGCGGATCGGTTTTACTAGCAGACAGCCGGGGGCGTCCCCGGAATGGGAAGAGGGTTGAATTGTGATTGGTACTTTGCCCGCAACCGTGCCCACATCGGCACGTCGGGAAACAGGCGATTCAAAAGTTCGGCCTTGTCTGGCTCATCCTTGTGAATGAACACGTCGCGAATCACTTCGCGGTATTCGCGCTGCTCGTTCATCAGATCGTTTGTCCCGTTGCGGCTTCGACGATGCCGATATCGCAGCAAGGGCATTCTGTTCCCGGTATCGGCAACATTGCCGCATTGATTAATTGGCCAGTTCCCTGGCACACGATGCAACGTCGCCACTCCGGGCACGCCCGCACGGGCTGATCCGGGGCGGCGAATGCGACGTAGGTGTAGTCAGCGATCATCAGGCATCCCCTAAAAAGCGTAGCAGCGTTACCAACGCGAAAATTGCCAGGGCGGCGAGCAAGACCAACTCTGCCGCGATGACCTTGTTGAGAAACGCCAACTCTTTAGGGTCGGCTTCGTGGATCGTGGATGCGTATCTCCTTCGGTGCCCCGCTCGAAATGGGGGCAGCGGCGGTCCAATGATCATCAGGCTTTGCCCACCTTCACGGCCAGTTGATAAGTCACGGCGTTCTCGACGGCTTTCTTGTAGCCTTCAGACGCCATCAACGCGGCTTTGTACGCCGCACGCTGTTCGTCGGTCCAACCCTCGCGGGTGGTGGCACAGCCCTTCTTTTTCGACGGCGGCTTGAGGGTGTCGCACTTCTCGCAGTGCTTGCACAAGAGCCCCCGGTGATGCTCGGTCGGGGCGAAGCCGTCACCCATTTTCTTGTAAAGTTGCACCCGGCAGGCAGGCTCGTCCTTGGACCCGTACACGTCGTCTTCCGTGTCGGGGACCATCTCGCCCTTATGAATCGACTTGACGACGCCGTAGCCCTTGCAGTGCGGGGCCTTGCACTTCACATGATCCCCGCGCTTGACTTGCTCGACTTCTTCCAGGTCTTCCGGATCGGGCTCGGGCTCATCCTCGGCCGTGTTCTTGTCGTTCTTCCTGACGTTCTCTTCGTCAACGTGCTCGTCAGGTACGGCAAGCCCGCCAAGAATGCCCGTGTTCTCGCCAAGGGCCTTCTCTTCAACCTCGGTGGCGGTCACTTCGGCCGTCACGCTTTCGGTATCCGACATGGATAGTCTCCGCTGTTTCGCGAGCGTGACGGCGTCGACGTTCGCAGGGACCGCGACAATCGAAAACTCGATAAGTTCCCACTTCCGATAGATACACTTCGCGTTCTTCCAGTCCGGCCGGGCGCGGATTTCTTCGGCGGTCGGTGGCCCGTATTCGATCGGGAGGAACGTGATGGAGTGGGAGCCGAGAAAACCACGCTTGACCTTTCCGCAGATGCGGAAGGAAAACGGGTCGTCCATATCAAACTGGTAACGGGCAATCAGCCCCGTCTTGTCTCGTGTCGGCTTGAGCCACTTGGTTTTCGCGATCGGAAGCCCGGCTTCGCCTTCTTCTGGCCTACCCTTGGCATGGCCATACATAACGATGCGATTGCCTGTGCCCGGCCGATCCCCCAGGTAATTCTTGAGGATGCCGCCAGACGGAACCACGACTTCACCATCTCGGTCAACGCGGTCGGTCGTAATGACCGCGATGACCTCGGACGGGCCACAATCGCCCGTCTCGACGGCAATGTCGTAGAACTTCGTTAGGCTTTCGGGTTTCGCTGGCATTGGCTTGGCGGAATCGTCCCCAGAGGCGTCGTGCATCGGGCGGCGGATATTCCCCGACAGTTCGCCGGTCCCGCCGCGTGATTCGTTGTCAGCCATCGTGATCACCCCTTTTTTCGGGGTCGTCAAACACCATGCGGAATTTGCCGGGACGGTTTCCGGGAATGATCCAACACGCAACGGACGGACATAATTGCGTACCTACCTGAATTGGTTGCGTGGGCTTGGCGTCAGACCAAATGATCGGTTTGCCGAACAGCGTGTCCGGTCGGTTGTCAGCCATCATTGGCCCCCTTGGACTGGAGGCGGTCAGTAAAGGATTTTGATTTCTGGTGATCGCCACAGAACATGGTGGCCAATACCGCAGGGAAAACGGCTCGCTGGCTATCTTCAAGCACGAGCGGGGCTCGCTTGTGGCAATGCCCAAATCCGTGATTCATCGCGACAAAGAACCGGCACGATTCGCAGGTCTCGGCTTGGCTCATCTCAGCCCCATCGGTCGACCGATCAACGCCCGAATCGTGCCCATGCACTCGACCAGCGAGCGGCGAAGCCACGGGCGAGCGGCCATTTGCGACGTGCCCAATTCGAGCCATCGCCCGTAAAGCACGTTGGTCCCGACGCGAGCGATAAGCCCCGTGCGTTCGTTCGCCACGCTCGTCTGCAAGCGTCCCGTCTGTTTCATTGGCGGTTCGCCGGGTGCCGAACGGCGAGCCCCGTAGATCAGTTTGCCGCCCTTTTTACCGCCCGTGGGCTCGGCACCTTCACGCCCGACAAGCTGTTTCGCGTGGCCTTGCACGACCGTCGCCGCCGCGTCGAGCCGCCGCCCCATCTCGGCTTCAAGTTGCTGGCGTAGTTTGTCGCCGTGCCAGGTGAAGTTATTTGGCATTTTTGAATGTATCGCCAGGTCCGCGAACCCAACCAATCATCACAAGTTTATCGTCTTCGTAATCCCACCACGCCCACATAGCCTCAGTAGGCTTCAGGTCGGGTGGGCGGGTAAACGTTGGGCCGGGCGATGGTAGGGCGAGCATTATTTCTCCGGTCCCCACGGGCCGTAGTTGATGGTCGCGGTCGGGTTGGCGTCGACGATGGCTTGGTACTCATACGTCAACACATAAGTAGTGGTGCATCTACACCGGGGATGTAACGGAGGGGCGTCACACGTCGCATAGGTCGGCTTGTCGCTGAGCCCCGTGGCAAACGCCGTATCTAACGGGATACCGCCATCGGCGTTAACCCGATCGGCTACCTCGTGACAGTGCTCGCAAGCGTTGGCACTGAGTAGCCACTTCTTGCGGCTCACCACCCCCGATTGTTTTGCCGATTCAAGGCTAGCCGCGTTGACCGCTCTGGCCGTTTCCGTTCGGGCAATCATCGCCGCGTGCGATTTGGTCAGCCCGGTAAAAATTGACCTGACACGCTTCGCCAACTCTGGCCCGGCTTCTCCTTCGTTGAGCACACCGGCTAGGAGTTCCTGCCTGAGCTTTGCGTAAGCATCGCGGCACGTTTCGGACGTGCTTTCTAGCGTGCTCTTGCAAAAGTCAAACGCCTGCGTTTCGATCTTCTCGTGTAGATGCGGATCGACTACCCGCCATTCGTCCGGGTCGAGACCCAACCTTGCCCGCGTGACCTTCCCGGCCTCATCCCAATAGGCTCCGATCATCGGCGTGAACGCCGCTGCCATCGGATCTTCGTAATCTGTCAGGGCTGGCCAGTTCGTGTGAACCACCGTCCCGATCGTGGGGAGCGTGCCGAGGACTTCGCGGGCAATCTTGCGATACCACCGCTTCAGCAGCCGCCGCAAGGGCTTGCCATCGGGCAGGCCGTAAGTATTGTCCTCATGCGTGTCAGGCTCATCGTTGGGGATAAAGCCATCGGTCCCACGGTCGGGCGGGCTGTTATCCTTCGTCCGCCCGCCACCGAAAGGGCGGCTTTGCTCACCCTCCCACGACTTAACCTCAGTCTCCGTCGAGTCGTCGCCCTCATCAAAGGCGTCGTCGTCGGCCTCGGGTGCTTCGATCTCGGGGGCGTTGCCCCTGGCTTCCTCTGGCACCTCGTCAGGCTTTGGCGATGCCGACTGATCCGATTGCCGCACGATTGGCGCGGGTGGCTCAAGAGCCACGCCTAGCGGGACAAGGTTGTTGGCCACCAGGATTTCGTCATCGCCTTCAATCGGGGGCTTGCCAATCTCGCTTCGAGCCTCGCCACGGGTCATGATCCCCGCGTTGACGTATGCAATGTGTGTGTCTCGCTCCAACGCCTTATCGGCCGGAACGGGATCATCAAACGCAAGGAACAGCCGGTCTGACCAGAGCCCGACGAAATTGCTATTCCAATGCTCCTCAAGCTTCCGCAACATTGGCTTGAGGCAGAACCGCGAGAACTGGAGCAGGCTGGCGTCCATGTTCGCCCGGTTGGCGGATTCGCCATCAACCAACGGGATCGGAACGCCAGCGGCGCGGGCCACGTCGTGCAAAGCTTGCTTGCCTAGTGCGAGTTCGCCCATGTCCTGAGGAGTCCAGCCGATCGGCTTCAACTCCATGCCGCCCGGTGGCACCCACAAACGGCCCGCCCGGCCTAGTGCGAAGCTTTGCTCGTATTCGGCGGTGATTCGCTGGATGGCTTCGTCGCCGATTGTGACCCCGCCGTCCTCTTCCTTGGGAATAAGCATAGCGTCAGGACGACCGCGATTGGAAAGAACCGAATCGCGATAGTCCAGGTTCTTGTCATATATTTGGATTGCATCATAGTTACCGCGAACCCATGACCAACCCTGAGTATACGGGTCGAATAGGCTGAGTTCACGATTGAAAAGAACCTCTTTCGGGTCGAGCGTGGCCTGACCGCCGCCACCTGTAAACACAAACCGCTGGATAACGTCGGTTCCAACGTAGTCAGGCACGACCGCGACTTGCCACGCCGGGAGCGGCCATAGCTCAATCGGTACGCCGCCCGTGCCGCGATTGAGATACCAGAGGTTGATGCCAACGATGTCGAGATAATATTGCGTCAGTTCAAGCAACTGACTGCGATTCATCCACGGGTTCACCCACTCGAAAAGCTCAAGGATCGGGTGTTCCGTGACCTCTTCCACGAAATCGACCCCGGCCAGACGCTTGGAAATGTGGGCTTCGCCGCTTAGATACCGTTCCTGACGTCGCGTGAGGGCCTTCGTGCGGTACGGGCTGGACTTGTGCCCCATGCTCTTGTCGGTGATCGTGTAGAGCCGTAGGGGATGGCCTGATACCGCTTCGGCTCGAATGCGTGCCACGCACTGCACCGCGTTGCGATAGCTGTAGACCAGCTCGATCGGCGTCGGCGGACGCTTCGCCCGGAATGCCCCGGCAGGCGCGTAAGTGTACGTGCCAGAGCCCACCCGGATGCGGCCTTTGCCGCCGGGGGATAGCCGCTCGGGAGAGCGCGAATCGGGCATTCGTTTGAGCAGTCGGGGCATCAACTCCAACCGTGCTGATTCAGGTAGCGTGTCTGAGCGTGGGCCACGGCTTCGGCCTTGGCTTCCTCGATTTCGATCGGGTCATCCGGCTCGGACGGGGGCGTGCGTTTGTCGACAGCCATCACGGCGTATCGCATGGCGTCCATACCGTGGTTGTTGTCGTCGATCGGTTCTTCCTTGAGAGCCTTGCCGTCCTGACCCTTGGGCCATGTGTACGAGTCGAATTCTTCGGCCGTGCAGGTCGGCCGCTTCGCTTCGGCCAACGCTTCATCACGTTCGACCAGGGCATCCCGGAAAACGTACAACCGGGGCTTGCCGTCGCCCGCGATCTTGAGCCGTTCCTCCACGGCCTGGATGCCTAGCTTTATGGCTTTCTTCGCGGGGATGGTTCCAATCCTGGCTTCCCGCAGCGTGGCACGGTCTTCCGCGTCGTGGTCGGCAACGGTGTAGAGGACCTTTTCCCCGACGCTCTTGAGCCCGATCTCTCTGCCGTGAACCTTCACCGTTCGCTTGGTCTGATACAGTTCGCGGTAGAGATACATTCGGCCGTCGTAATCAATCGCCCACCACTGGCAGACGAACGGGTTGGAGTAGCCAAAGTCCACCGCTCGAATCCGGTGCCACGATTCGGGGATCGGGAACGGGTCGATAAGGTGTACGTTGCGGTCCCACCCCGGATAGACGACGCCTTCGGCTTGAACCCATCGCCCGTGGCGTAATCTGTCTTTACGTGCCCCGGTCAAACCGTCGAGCTTCGCGATGTACTTCAACCCTGATTCCGACCACACGCCATCACGGCAAAGCGTCGGGTTATCCTCATGCCGCGATTCGAGAAACTTGAGCCGCCCGGATCGTTCGCGAGCTTTCAACCAATGCGTCGGGGCGTCTGGGTTGGTATCGGCGATGATCTGTTGAAACGGCATCACGCCGTTTCTTAGCCGGGTCGTGACGCTTTCCCAATCGTGTTCTGTGACCTCGATAGCCTCTTGGACGTATGCCCCGTCGTATTCGGTCGACATGACCTTAGAGGCTTTGTCGAGCCCGCCGACGACGACCGTTGACCCGTTCGGGTAAGAATAGGACTGCCGCATCTTGCGTTGCGGTCCCGCCGCGATTGGCGAGCCTGGGGGCAGTACCTTTTCTTCGTAGGTCACGAGAGCCGATTCGGTCAGGCTCTCACGAGTCTTCCGCAGGATGAGCCATCGGCAGCCAGGCCACCGCAAACAGCAAGCGTGAATCTTTTCGAGGCAAGCCCGACTCTTACCCGTCCCCGCTGGACCACTCAGGATGATTTCGGGGCTGCGATCGACCCAGAGTTGCTGGGCCGCGCCGTAGGCTTTGTAACGATCGCTCACATCAATTCAGGGTCGGTCGTAACGTCGTATTCTTTGCGGCGTTCTTCGACGATTTGCTTGGTCGTTTCGCGGTAAACGTCGGGCCGACGACTCTTGAGCCAGAACATGCGAAGCGTGTTATGTGCGGGGTCGGGGTCAAGACAGTTGAGAAACGTGACGTTCTCAACTTCGTCATCTGCTTGGGCGCGGGCTTCGTTGGCTTGTGCCGCAAGCGTGGGGTCGGCTTGGCACCACCGCCAAAGGGTTGTCTTCCCAACTCCCACTCGCTCGGCCGCTTGGTCCCAGGTCAATCCTTCGGCAAACGCCGCAAGCATTTTGTCGTGGCGGGGGTCCGTTTTTTTAGAGAGTTCCATTCGTTTCATCGGACATTAAACCCGCCCCCTCACGAGAGCCCCCACCACCAGCGCAACGCCGATGGTGAGGACAAGAACGCATGCGTACAACAGATAGTCAGCGGCGATCATGCGGGCACCGCAGTGGTCGCCGGTAGCAGCGTCGAGAGCTTAACGCCCCCGTTGCCGTCGGGCTCATAAGCGGTCGCAGTCCCGTCCGGGTTGATGGCAAACACGCCCCCGGTGGCCTTGATGGCTGCGCCGAGTGCGGTCGTGTCAGCCGCAAGCTTTTCGGTATCACTGGCCAACTGGGTGTTGGCTGAGGTTACCGCAGCGGTATCAGCCGCGACGGCGGTCTTGTCGTCGGTAACAGCCTGAATCAGATCGCCGATCGTCATAGGTGATCCTTAGTGGATGGTCCAACCTTTGGGGATGTATGCAACGTGCTGATTCGGCATCAACACGACTTCCTGCAATCCGTTCTGATGCACACGCCAGCCTTGCGGGAGCGTGATGGCTTTTCCGTCCGTGTCGACCGTCACGAGCTTTGATGGCACAGGCACGGGTGCCGGTGGCGTTGGAGTCGGTGCCGGAATCGTCCCGCCGATGCTGTCAAAGTATTTGACAATGCTCGGCCAGTCGTACCCGGCCGGATTCTTGCCCGTGGCTTTCGCTACCATCGTCGGCGTCACAGCGACGTAACACCCACCGCCGTTGCTCTCGCTGGCGTATTTGGCCAGTGCGGCCCATGTCAACTTGGCTGGCACGAGTCCCCATGTGTCAAAGATGATACCGTGGTCGTCATACCCGTAGGCCATCATCGAGTGGCCGTTCTCGGGCACCGGATCACCCGCGACATCCCAGGTAAAGCCAGGTCCGCTCGGTTCGTTGTTCGTCCAGGCGCTGGGCAGTTCCATGCAGAAAATGACCGCCTCGAACAGATTCAGGCACGCTTTTACGTGCTCTGTATCCATCGGGTCGATCGGAAGCCACCCGGCCAGCTTGTCGCCGTTGGCGAACCCGTGCGATTTCCAGTAATTCAGGGCCGCAACTTCATCGCAGCCTTGGTCCGTCTCAGGCTTCCCCGGAACATATCCGCCGATGGCTGAATAGTCCGCGATCACCTGTGATTCAGTCGGAGTAAACAGGTCGCCAGCGCCGCCGGTGTAAACGCCGAGGGCGTGATATGCCGACGCAATCACACAATCCCCGACCGTATCGTTACCGAGGATATTCGTCAGGTTCGGCAGGGCGTGCGGGCTGTAATCGACCGACGCCGGGGGCGTTGGGAGCGGTTCGGTGGCGAACGCTTGCAGCGAGAACTTGGGAATCGAGTGCGGCGCGGGGCGACGTCGACCGAATTTGAAGTTAGGCACGTATCAGGTTCTCCCGGTTACTCGCACCAAGTTTTTCCGTTTTCTAGGTCACATTCGATCTTCGGCCCAACGGTGATACACGGCATAAGTTTCACAGATGGAGTTGCCCTTATAACAGTCGTGAACTGCGAATTGCGGCTTCCACAAAGCAATTTCCAAATCGCTGCCCGCAATTCTTCCGATTCTTCGGGTGTCACTTGCTCAAGCAAATCAATGAGTGCGGAAAACAGAGTTTTATCTGGCATCAGACGCACCGTCCCACGGGATCTCGCAGACCATCCGGTCATACCACGTCATCGGCTTGATTTGCGTCGAGGTAAACCACCGCAACGGGCCGGACATGCTCACCCAAAACGCGAATACAGGCGTGAGGATGACGATAGTTTGGGGCAAATCCGGCGTCACTCGCACTCTCCGTCTGCCATCAGTTCTCTCAGCCGCGCCGCCTCGTGCTCGGCCTGCATCCTAAGCTCGGTCTCATGCTCTGCTTTCGCCGCGAGCCGTGCGATTCGTTGCGAGTCGTCCTCATGCCGCTGGCGTAGGCGTTCGATGCGTTTAACTTGCGACTCTCGCAGGATCTTCGCGACGATCAGCCCGATACGCCAGATGAGCACGGGCAAGACCGAGAGAACCAACGATAGTGCGGCGTTAGTGTCTAGCGCCATGGCGAGCAGGTTGCCCGCGCTCACGGCCACCCCGCCTTCGATTAAAGGTTTGGCGGGGTCCATTCGGTCGCTCCAATCGTGAAGCGTTGCGGTGAGGGTTGCGGATGTCACGGCTTATGCGGTCCGCTGTAAAGACGATTCACGAGGGCCACCAACGTTGTCAGGCCACCCGCTAGCAAGCCCAACAGTTCCGAGCCATACGACGCGGCGGTCGCCGTGGCCGTCAGACCCAAAGCAACGGCGTGAAGCACGTCGGCAAAGCTGATCTTGCCAAACGCGGCGGTCGATGCCCCCAGGATTTCGCGGAGCAGCTTGAAGGCGAAAGCGATGACTTCGGCGGCAACTTTGAAGGTTTCAACCACGACAGCCTCCGCGACCGCAAAGAGGTCGCTTATCAAACCCGCTGGGGTGAACAGATTCGCAAGGAATGTAATGAGTTTGGTCATGATGGTACGAGTCCCGGTCCGGTACTCACCCCCCTCCGACTATTACTCAAGAGGAATGATCAGTCATTGGGCTCAATTCACGCGGCAAGGCTTGTGCCTGCGAATCTCAATTTTCGGAATGAGCCCACGCCAGACGATCCGAATTCCGAACGGCATCCCCGCGCCGATCAGTGCGTCATAATCCCCAAGTTGCACGTACAGCCACGCGCCATAGGCTTGCGCTGTCAGTACATTTGACCGAAATCGTAGATAAAGAGGATTCACTTGGTTTGCTGTCCTCAAGGGTTGTCCAGAGCCCTTTGTACTGGCTCGCTCATTGATTCTCGCGGCGTGGATAGCACCGAATGGGCCGTCCTGAGCAGGTCCATTGACTCGGCCGACAAGAACTTTTCCAGCCCCAGCAATGCGGCCACCAATGGCAAAAGCGGCGGGGCCAAGAGCCCGACAGCGATCTCAATCGCAATCTTGACCAGCAGCGGCAGCCACGGCTTGAGCAGTGCCCACAACGGGAACGGGAGAGCCGCTTTCGCGGCTGCGTAGGCTACGGGCAAAGCCTGTGCGTGAAGTTGGTCGGTGGTCATCGTCGGGGGATCATGCTTTCAAGAGACGACAAAACGCACAACATGCCCACAAGGAACACGGCACCACAGACGACGGTTTGCACGAGATACCAGGTCACTTCCAAGCCTTCATAAACTGGTAAGCGACCAACGTGAACATCGCACCGGCACCGACGACAAAGCCGCCGATCACGCTCAAAACGATTGGCCAGTTCACGCGATCACCGGGGGCATGTTTGAATCACTGGGATCATCCGTCGTGAACGCGACCGCATAGGTTTCTTCGGAGTGGTCAAGATGGTTCGGTTGCCAGTAGCAGCGTCCCTTGACGCCCCATTGTTCGCCCCACGAATTGCGACCGCCGATGTATGGCTTGCCGTTGATGGTTACGTATTCTTCGCCAGCCATCACTTCGTGATTGTTTCCACCGAGTCTCAGATAAGCACAGATGCCGTCCGAATCGACGTCAAACCCCATCCCGGCGTGAAGGTCAAACGTGATCGCGTAACCAAGGCTTGCGGCTATGACGGCTTGCTCAAACCCTTCGATTTTGTACGCCGTCCGAAGCTTGAACCGGCTAGCCGCTTTCATCGCGGCGGCGTTGTAGCCTTTCGGTCGGATCGTCGCATAGGGGACGTCCGAGTCAGGACAGATACCCGTCTCGGTCAAGGCTTGCAGAGCATCGCCCGCGTTCGATCCAGCGTCCCAACCGCCGTTGATGAGGCTGTAGAGAAACCACGGCGAGAGCTTTGTAAACGCCGCTCCCGAGATCGCCCGACTGATCATCGTTGCCGACGTCCAGGCGTGCGGGAGGCAAGCCCCTTTGCCGTCCTGGTCCAGGATCGGGACGTCATCCCGAATATGTTTGAACGGCTTGATATCCTTGAACTGAACGGGGGGAAGCGTGCCCGCCGATACCCCTTGGTCCCACGTCGGAATCAGCGTGCGGATCTTGTGATCTTGCGGCGTTGGGAGCCGTGCTAGCAGCCGCTTTTCCCCGCCCGCGTCGAGATACGGGAACTCGTGCCCGTCGTCAGTGCGAGCAAAGCCGGTGCGAGGGGTGGCCATTATTTGCCCCGAATCCGGCTGAACGTCCTGACCAAATCATCCAGGCTTGTCGGGTGCTGTTGAGCCGGTGACACCCGGTCGATCCGCTTGCCCGCGAGGTCGTAAAACTGGCCGTTGGCGTCGTACACAAACAGCACCGGGAGCCGCACGGGATCGGGGAGATACTGACGCAGCCGCATTTCGTCGAGGGCTGGTCTTGCCGTGTCCCATGCGTGGAAGTTGATGCCCAACGCCTTTAGGCTCGGAACCGTCGCGGCATCGGCTCGGATGCCAGCCGCTTGAAGCGATTCAACGCTGGCCGAGGTCGGATCGTAGACCGAGATGACAAATAGCGGGCTGACGTCGCGAGCGTCGGGGGCGTTTGGTACTGGCGTTGGCCCCGGATGCGGTCCCGGCGCGGGTGCAGGATGCGGCCACGGCAACGGGGGCAGGTGCCAGCCGGACTGGTGGCCGATCAGCACCGAGAGCACGATCAGCCACGTGTAAACCAGTCCAAGCCCGCTTGACTTCGCTGGGGCAGGCGTGGGCGTTGGGGATGGCGACGGCGTAGGGTCCGGTGCAACCTTGTCGCGCGATTCAATCGAGCCGTCGACTAGATACTCTCTCGCTTTCCCTGCCGGGTCCGCAATCCAGACGGTCGTTTTTCCGGCACCGCCTAAAACCAACGTCGCCCCGGTGCCGAGTGCCACGCCCTTTTCGGCGTAATGCGTGGCCACCGCCGTCTCAGCCGCGCGGATTTCGTCCAACTGGCGGCGGGTTAAGGGCATCGATGGTTAGCCGTTTCTAGCAATTGCTGAATTTGCCCACATCACGGCTTCTTCAAGTTTCGTATATGCTAACGCAAGTTCTCGGCTTGGGGGGCAATGCTCTTTGAACGTATATGCAAGGCTTCGCGCCATGCCGCGAATGTCTTGATATTTGAACGGCTGTCCCTCTTTGGGTGCGTGGTATGTAAACGCCTTCTCAATTTGAGGATCTTTTTCGCGTTCTGCCGGGGTCAAAATGGTATCGCTCATTGGATCTTTTGTGGGGCTCGAAAGGGCGTTACTTTGCCGGGGACGGGGGGCGTCGAATTAGGCACCCGCTGGGGGCGTGGAACGTGGCGAAACGCCTCATTGAGAAGCCAGGGCGCGGCAACCGCGAGGGCGAAGATGAGCCAGAACACGATTTCGCCCGGCATGCGGCGAAGTGGCACTGACGCGGGTCGTGCCACGCGGTCAGGCAACCGCCCCGGTTTCGGCGTCAACGTGGCCGATCACGTTTCCGCGTCCGTCGAGCACCAATGACCAGTCAGGCTCTTGGCCGATTTCGCGGAGCCACGCACGAGCGGCCGTAACCCGAATGTTGTGATCGGGGGCGTCTCGTGAGCCGACTCCCATCCAGTACCGGCGTCGTTCACGCTCGCTCAGTTTGGCCTTATGTTTACGCTTCAGATCCTCTTTCGCCCGTCGCTCAGCGTCGAGCACTTCGCCAGCGTCGGCGGATCGGATTTGCTTGCGGTAGAGGGCTTTGAGAGTCAACGCCGTTGATCGGCTGATCCCGTGGCACCAAAGGCAAACAGCCTGCCCCGAGTAATGGTCTAGATTACCGTGACAGGCTGGGCAAATGGTTTTCGGTTCAAGGGGCCAGGGGCGACAGCCGAGCACTAGCAACATCGCGCCACTCGACGACTGACGATTCAAGTCAGGTTGCCGGGGGTCGATCGGATCGGGCACAGGGTGCCTAAGCGCACTCACCCACATTTCTGAGAGCCCTTTGAGCGGCTTCGATTCGGGCTACGCCACGCGAGACAGTCCCTTCCGCCACGCCGTAGAGTGCGGCAATGACGGCAAGGCTCAGACCATGACCCCCCGCGTGCTTCGCGTGCCAGTCGGCATGGCGCAGGAGGGTCAGTTCTTCGGCGGTCGGCGGGGGGCGACGTGGGGTAAGTGTCGCGGCCAAGTTGGGTCGATCCGTCCTGGTGATGGTCGCGCAGAATGTGTGCCTCTCGACTACATAAGGGAGATGACTTGCGCTGCAACGCCTTTTTCCGTCCTAAGTCGTTACCGCAAGACTAAAAGAAATTATGCCATAACTTGCGCCGCGATCAAGGGCAAGCAACGACGCTTGGTCTTTACGCCAGCACACGTCCTCGGTAAACTAACGTCCAGTCCGGGTATGTTGCTCGGACGCAACCAAAACCAAGTAGAGAGGCCCCGCCCAGATTTCGGCTTCGTTTCTCCGCTCCGCCCATATCGCAAACCGGCCGGGAACCCCTGACAGGCCCCGGCCGGTTTGCGTTAGCTGAACTCGTAAGGGCAGAGGTCGTAAGTTGGCCCGCCGCGTGTGGCTCGCGTTTCGAAGTAATATGCCGACCGATAGCCAACGTGGGAGGTCAAGCCTTTGGGGCGGCTGCGGTCCAAAATGACCGACAACATTTGCTCGGGCGTCACGCGGGTGCCGTACTCATCGAAGATTGCCCCGGTCTCCCATTGCCGTTTCCACTCTTCCAAGCCGTAGATTTCGTCTTCCGGGTACGTGTGGAGCGAAAAGCACCAGCCTGCCGACGATTTGCCGATGTGCCGGTTGGGCATGGATTGCCCGCAGTGTGAGCATTCGCGCTCACCTGATAGGTAGTGGTAATAGTTGGTTCCCATCGTCAGTCCTCCGGGTTAAGGTTAGGCATCCATCCGGCACCACGGGCCATGCGGAGAGCCGGTGGGCGTCTCGGCCTTGAGTGCGGCGATGTAGGCGGGGAAGTCGGGATGGTCGCCGCAGAAGTCGTCCACCGGGCGTACCTGTGGCCACCGTGGCTCACAATCAACATCCAACTCTTCATTAGGGCCAACGCTATACACCCGCGGCTTGGGCGCATGCCGTCGGCAAACGGCGTAAGGCGTATCGTCGGGACAGTCGGCATAATCATTGATGCGGTCCCAGTACGGGCACGTCTCACACGTCGGGCGGGTTGGTTCGGGCATCGCAGGGGCTCCGAGGGTTTGGTTGCCTGAAAGGTACACATAAGCCGCCTTGCATCGCTCCCAGCTTTGCTCAAAAGCTTTCCGCACTTCTGGACGCATCGCAGGGACTCCGGGATATGGGCGTGATTTTGGACCGCTCTTGGACCACCCTTGGACCAGAAACGTAGTTGTCTATGGTTTTGCTCGGTTTCTATGGTTTCTATGGTCTAAGTATACAAAATGTCCCACTTGACCGTAACCCCTTCAACCCGTAACGTTTTAGGGCTATGCAACACGACAAGTACAAGAAATCGTTCCAAGGATTTTGACGCCGTAAGTCGTTACCGCACAAGGGGTTTAGGGTTGTAAGAGTTACAATTCCAGGCTTGGACCACCCTTGGACCGAAGATCGCTGGGAGGGGTCGATATGCCGCGAGCCACATTCGATCGCACTACAGGATGGTGGAGTATCAAAATCCGCCTCGCAGATGGCACACGCAAGAAATACCAACTCATGAAACACCCTGGATACAAGCCGGGGAAGATCACGAAAACGCCTCGCGAGCCGCTGGAATTGCCCGCTCTGGTCCAAATCTACGTGGCCAAGGCTCTGGCCGCTCGCCACGGGGCAAACGTCGAGGATATCCGGCCGATGACGGTCCCGGAGTTCCTGGCGGAGTATCAGTCCGACTATGCGCAGGACCACACGGATAACAGCGTGCGAATGCTTCGGACGGCTTCGGGGCATTTCCTCGATTTCTGCAAGGCTCACCACATCGAATCGATCTTGGCCGTGACCCGTGACGTTGCCGAGAAATACATGCGATGGCGGTTGGGAAAGGGCAAGTCTCGCGCCACGGTCCACACCGAGCGGGGCATCCTTGCCGCCGCGTGGAACAAAGCGGTGATCAGCAAGCGATTGACCGAGAACCCGTGGCGGCTTCTCCGCACGCCCGGCCGGGCCACAGATGGTAAGACCGAGTTCTGGTCTAAATCCGAATTGCATCAACTGATCCTGGCGTCTGATGGCTGGGTTCGCTATCTTATCATCATCGCGGCGAACACGGGCGGGCGAATGGGCGGGATTCTTAAACTCCGCTGGAAGGACGTGGACCTCGGCCGCAAGACGGTCAGATACCACATCAAAACAAAGCCCTACACAGTCCCGCTGAACCCCGCCGCCGTTGAGGCTTTCGAGTCTCGCGCAGCCGAGAGCAAGACCGACCTGGTTTTCCAGCCGACGCGGGGGGCCACGCTTCGCCGAACGGCCACGGCATACAAGGCTATCCGTGAAGCGGTCAAGCGTGCGGGGATTCCCGACAAGTTGAGTTACAATCATATCCTTCGCCACACCTTCGCAAGTCATGCGGTTATGGATGGCGTCCCGCTCGTGACCGTCTCAAAATGGCTGGGGCATACGACGGTCCACATGACGCTTAGATATTCGCATCTTGCCGAGTCCGAGTCACAAAGGCAGATGCAAAGTTTTAGCCTCTCGGTTGCACCTTCGCCCACTTCAAAAGATCCTGGCGATTGAACAGGTAGGTACGCTCAACGCGCCGAACGGGGGCAGGGAACCCATCGCACCCGTTCAGCGCCCAGCGGAGCAGTTTACGGGTAGACACGCCGATCATGTCCGCCGCGTCGGCGTGTTCGATCAGCACGGGCAGCGTTTCCTTTTGCGCCGCCTCAGAGACTTTCATCCCGTCCCCCCTTCCGGCCTCGCCTTTGGCTTCGGTTTGGTTTTCACTTGGGTTGCTCCACCTGGACCGCGACCGTTACGGGCATCAATCGTCCTTCGGTGCCATCGGGAAGCGTGAATTTGATAGCCGCGCCTTTGACCGACGGTTCGGGCAAATAGACCGTTGCCGAGTGGGCAACGAGCAGCTTCGCGAACTTTGCCGCGATTGAGACGTCCGGCGACAGTGCAACGGCATGATTTCCCTTGACTCCTGATCCACCGCAGCCGTTGCACGGACAGGGCTGTTCGCAGCACTCGCACCAGCTTCGCCCGGTCCCTTTGCAATTCATGCAAACCGGGAGCGTCGACAGGTCAGGGATAGGCGTGGGATACGTGGCGAATGTGCCAGAGGCCACCACCTCGATACGCTCTCGCGTGAACGTCTTCCGATTTGTGTCGAGCGGGATGTCAGCACACGCCTTCTCGATTGGCTCGGTGGCCGCGACCCAGACGAGAATCCGCCCGTCCGTGGCGTAGCATTGATCGCCCGCCAAAAACGGCGTGTCAATGTTGTATCGCCAGTTGCCGAGATCAACGCACTTGCGGAAGATCGCGGGAAGCATGGCGTAAAGAGGCTCGGCCTTCGCAAGTCGATCGTGAACGTCGCTCATCTATCCCCCTCCCTCGGTCTGGCCGACCACATCCACCACAACGCCACGGCGAGCAAAGCGGCAAGCAAGGGGCTCATGATTCCCCTCCTAGGTCTCAATCTGTGATCTTCGTGAACGTGAACGTTCCGCCCGCTTCATTTCCGTGCAGCGTCGGCCCTCGGTGGCCGAAGGTGCCGGACCCAAAGAAATCGAGTATGTCTTTGGCCGTCACCGGACCTGAATATTTTCCGGTCCATACCATCGTTGACCCTGATCGACCGTCCGATCTACAACCATAGATTCGTCGGCCGTCTCCGAAGTCGTACGAGTTGTCGCTCATGCGTCCCCTCCGGAGTCATTGCTCCACAGCAAATCAACGAACGACTCAGCCCCTTGCACTGCCGCGATGGTTTTGGCGTAGGACCGGTATTCCGACCTAACCCATGTCCCGTTTGGTGGCAATCTGAACCACGCGCAGCTTTTGTTGGCATGCTGTCCCCATTGGTGATCTGGCGGGTTTCCGTTGCCAGTCATCACGATTTCGACTGTCTCACCGGCCTTTGTTTCAACGGTTCTCATCCTTTTCCTCCCGGTCCCGGTGGTGGTGTATCTGTTTCAGGCCACGGTGGCATCGGTGCAAACACCATCACAATCAAAACAGCCAACACAAGCCAAGTTGTCATCCTTCCCCTCCCGGCCCCGGTGGCAGGGGTTGCCAGTGGGTGACACGTGCAGGTGGTGCCATTGTGTCGCCTAGCTCAAATGCCTCTGACGCAAATCCACCTGGGCGACTGTATCTATCTGTTTGGACGCGGTCATTTTCGTCTCGGGTGATAAGTTGCACACTTGAGAATTTTGGCACCTCTGGCAGTTCCTCCGTAACAGATCTCCACCGCTCGCGGCGGGGGAGGGAGTTCCATGCCTCGATCGCCTTTTCAGACGTGCCACGCAGTTGCCCCGCAAACCCGCATTCATCGAATTCTTCGCATTCGACATAAAAGTCGTAGTCGGTGATCTCTTCAAGAATTGCTTTCCCCCCACACGCGGGGCACGGTTTCAGGTCGCTCACTTGTTTCCCTCCCGTTTTTGTTTGGCCTTGGCGAAATATACCTGTTTCCATGCGTCCCATGCGTCGTACCGCGTGAGCACCTTACCTAGTGCGTAATCGCTGAGAGCGGCACCAAGAAAGGCCGAGACGAGCAAGAGGCACGACATGGTGACGCAAAGACCGACCGACATCACCAAGTAATAAGCAAGCCTCATGAACACGGTTGCCACGGCTCATCTCCTTTCGGTGCCTCGATGCGGGGGGACCAACGGCCGGTGCGTTTGCCTGCCTCGCCCAGATACAGCCCGTCGTGCAGGCAAAACGCGGCAAACCTTTTTTGTTTCCCCGAGAGCCTAATGAGTTCAGGATTGGCCTCTGGCGATGCCTGCCACCAGTAAAAGCCAG